ACGCGGCACACGGGGAAAGTAAGACTCATAGAACGGTTGCCAAATTCTTTAGACGGAAATCCTCAGTTTATCCTTGGCATAATGGACACCCCAAACAAGGGGCTCGGCTGGACGTTCCGAACACCCAAGGACAGTATGCTTGGGTATGAAGTGCAAAACTACATCGATAAAGATGTTAATGTGACCGTGACAATTGGAACAAGTTATAACTGCACTATGCTGAACAGCCTAGAGATAGCATAGGGATAGGGGCGCCGTTGGGGATTTCCCTGGCGGCGCCCTAATTTTTTTTACACACACACATTAGAACGAAGGCGCAGGGCGCAGGGAAAGGTTAACAAACATACCCTAAATGTTAACCGCCTAGCGGGGGCGCAGACATGCGGAGCCCGAACCTCGATGCGGGGGCGCAGAAACTAGGGCGCAGGGTCGCAGACATTTGAGTAATGATTAAGCAAGCGGGGGCGCAGGGCCGTGAACAAAGCCGCAGGGTTCGCGTACACCTGACCAGTGCCGCCCTTTAGGCCGCGCTCCATGAGGCATGGACCCTGATCACCGTCAAACAAATGTAGTTCCTTGGTCGAGAGGCTCTTAACCAAGAAGAAACACAGGCCCCCACGCGACCAATACTGCATGTGCCACGCGACCTGATGGGATCGGAGGCCGACTGCATTACTTTTCGCTACCTTCAATTCTAGCCAGAAGGGCAGACCATCCCAAACCATATGCACATCAGGAACACCTCCCCCATGCACGTTTTCAATTCGTGTCGCCGCTGTCTTGGGAGGCAAGTTCTGCCTTATCGTGTTCCAAAAGTTTGCTTCTGGTCCCTTCGACATCTGTCACATCCTTAAAGTCAGCGTCGATCACAAACGCCTGTGGGAATTTCTTTTGTAGGTCCGACAGACGGCTCACTATTTCATCACGGGACATCTGGTCTATGGTGTGTGTTTGTTCCCGCCTGTCTACAGTCAGACCCCCAAGTGCCGACCGTATCTTTTCAGCATTAATAGCGGCAGAGAATTGACCCGCCTCTTCTGCGCCCTCAGATAGCTGGTGTAGGCGTTGCAGTTGTCCGATAGTGGACACCCCATACCGGCGTTCTCTTTCATCGCGCATCTCTTGGATGTACTCAAGCACATGTGGATAGTCACGCCCGTTCAGCAGTTTTGAGGCGGTAACGTTTGCCACATCCTTGGCGTACCCTGCCTTTCGTGCGCTCTCGGCGTTAGAGTAGATGCCTTCCACAACATGACGCCCAAACGTCATTTGCCTTGGTGTCAGGGTTCTATCGTGCGCTGCCTCAATCTTCTTTTTCAGCGATGCCATGTCATAATCCTCAACGTTTACAGGAAGTATAGTGACCGCTGCGCTGTTCATCAAGTTTCCATATAGTATATTCCCACAGGAAACCGGACGGGTTGGACCTAAAAATCTAGGGAAGGGCAGTACGAGGTAACTCATGACACTCATGACACTATCATGACACCTGTCATTAGTATGGTGTCATGACAGGTGTTTCTTATAACCCATTGTCCGGGCTTAACAATATTTCATCTTTAGTATACTCATGACACTCATGACACCAAAACCCAATAGTTTTCAGTTCAAAAAGTTTTAAAACCTCCAGCTACTCCCTATAGTGAGAACACAGAAACATTTTGACATCGGGCCGTGCTGCGTCTACCTTGATTCGTGAGGCATGATGCTTCGATTAGTAGATAGGAAGATAGAAGATGAAACTCCAAGATATTTTTAACAAGGCATCGGCGCATTTATCCGCGATGGATGGACCGTGCATGGATGGTTCTTCGTGCGTTTACCGTGATGGCAAGGGCGGCATGTGCGCTGTTGGTGTGTTCATTACTGATGAGCATTACACTTCAGCGATTGAGAACTTAGGCATTGCTGATAGTAGCAAGGGTTCTTTGGTTCGACAGGTTGTTGCGCGGTCCATGGGTCTGGATGCATTAACCAATGAGCAAGTCTCGTTGTTCTCTGCCTTACAGGATGCCCATGACGATTGGGACAGCGAAGCCGGTGCAGAATATGAAGATCACTCTGAGGTTATGCAGAGGAATTTAGAGAACGTCCGCAACCGTTTTGATTTGGAGTGCTTGTCATGAATTTGGAATTGAAATCGATCAAGTACACTGCATGGATGTCTGAGGAGACATTGTGCTTTACTGCCAATCTTTGGGTAGATGGCAAGGTCTTTGCTGAGGTTAGCAACGATGGTCGTGGTGGATGTCACCGTATTTACATGCATGACAAGTCTGAGTTTGGGAAGGCTGGCAAGCGGACATCTTTTTACCGTGTGTTCAAGGAGGTTAAGGCTCATTGTGAGGCGATGCCTAATCTTGAGCCGTGTGAATTGTTTGATGATGGTTTGCCCATGGATTTAGAACTGTGGTGCAACATGGAAGTTGAGGCATTTTTGGCGCGGCGTGATTTGAAGCGCAAGTTGAAGAGCCATGTGTTGTTTCAGATGCAAGGCAAGGACGGCATTTACCAGAGCAAGTACCACCCTACCGTGACGGACGGCACATGGAAGAATGGCCGGCGTATTTTGAACGACATGTCTGAAGCGGCGGCTCTTTCTATCTGGAGAGCGAACTGATGCCTCGTTATAGAATTATTTTAGAAGCAACGAACACCTTTTTTATTGAGGCCGGCACTGAAGAGGAAGCAGAGGAGATGGCACTTTCGCTTGGGGTTTTTGAAACCTTAGACGGGGCGGACATTGACGTTGCTCAGATAGACGAGGTGTTAGATGCCTAGGTTTGATTTCACACCTCAAGACCCTCGCAATATGGCGGGGGTTCGTGCTTTGTTGGTTGCTGTATACGAGCGGTGGATTAATGAGAACGGCTTTGCTGATTATATTGGCGATGCCATGGATTTGGCTTTGGAAGATTCGGCCACCCTGTCTCATTCTCAGCGCAATTTCTTGAATGCATACATTAAATTATGGGAGGCTATGGACGATGGCGATTATTAAATCGGAACAATACGTTGAGTTGTATTCTGAATTGGCAGAGTTAATGATGACGTACCTTAATGCTGCCGCTACGATTGAGGAAGATCTGCTGATTTATCAGGAAGAAAACGGAGACCTTCGTTACACTAAGTTAGGTCAGCAACAGTTTGAAGACTGCGTTTCGGATGTTGAGGCTGTTTTAGCGGCGAACAATATCATCAAGGGCTCGACATGAGTGCGTATTACAATGAGATCGATCCCTTTGCGGCTGATTGGTTGCGTAATTTAATTAAGGCGGGACACATCGCGGACGGTGTGGTTGACGAGAGGAGCATAAGCGATGTCAGACCAGAGGAACTTTTTGAATTTACTCAGTGCCACTTCTTCGCGGGTGTTGGCGTCTGGAGCCACGCACTCAGGGGCGCGGGATGGGACGATGATAGACCGGTCTGGACGGGTTCCTGTCCGTGCCAGCCTTTCAGCGGGGCAGGCAAGAGAGCGGGGATTGCTGACAAGCGGCACTTATTCCCAGACTGGTTCCACCTCATCCGCGAGTGCCGCCCTTCAACGATCTTTGGAGAACAGGTTGCGAGTAAAGACGGCCTTGGTTGGCTCGACCTTGTACAAGCTGACATGGAAGGAGAGGGCTACGCCTTTGCACCGTTCGATCTCTGTGCTGCGGGGTTCGGTGCGCCGCACATCAGGCAACGTTTATGGTTCGTGGCCCACTCCGACCACGCGGGATCACAAGGGCGGATATCAGGGTGGCCGCATTCGGAACGGCAAGATCAGCACGGACACATTGGATGTGACGGCACAGTTAGCGGGATGGACAACACCATCGGCATCGGACGGGACGCGGGGCGGCACGGGGATCACGGCGGGGATGTCGGGATCGAGTTTGACGCAACTTTCGAAGATGGTTCAGGCTCAAAGACTAACGGCGTCTGGGGAGATGTTGATTGGCTCTTCTGCAAAGATGCCAAGTGGAGGCCAGTTGAACCCAGCACTTTCCCGCTGGCTAATGGGATTGCCGGCCGCGTGGGACGATGCCGCGCCTATGGGAACGCGATTGTCTCGGAAGTCGCGCAAGGATTAATCAGTAGTTTTATAGAAGGAGAGAGAGAATGACTGACGAACATGAATGGCGTGAGTACAGGAAACGCATGAACACTTTAAACAACGCGGCGTATGCCGCTGTTGGATTGTGCCCACATAAGTATCCGCACCCTACCTTTAAGGCATTGGTATGGCTTGCTCGTGAGATCGACGCTCTAATTGATGATGAGACATGGGGCAGGGATAACATGCCGCCGGCTGAGTGGGCCGCTGCGGGTGGATTGAAAGCATTTTGTAAGGAGGAAGAGAATGATCAAACCCAATCGTAA